GCTGGATTTTCTCCCATGCCAAAAGGAAGTGCAAAGCTGAGTAATTGTCAAATTGCTACTATCAAAAAACGCATTATTCGACATCGATGAGAGTGAGGCAATCCACGTTGTAACAACCGTGGACAAAGACCTCAGAACAATGGGGTTAATACCAAAGATGATCATGCCTTTTGTACCCTCGTTCTGTTCCCAGTTGTTTTACCCCGTAATCATTAATGGGCGTGAAACATACACGATGGGGCCAGAAATCTGCCGGTGGATGGCAAGACATGGATGGACCACCAAGTGCCGCAAGGACAGTAAGTGCTTCACAGGTTTGGATTGTGCTGCCCTGAACAAGGGATTAGCGTTAAGCAATCCTCACTGGAAGGCCTTGCCTGTCATGCGCGTGGTTCACGAGTTTTATGTCGCGTCAGACGCCGTTGCCAGCTATGGTTTATTAGATGAATACCATGGCAAAATCGCGTCCCAGGAGGACAAATCGCTAACTTATTCTATGTCTACTTACGTAGTTTCGTTCGTGTTACGGGTGTACGGCATAACCACTGACGAGCTGCTCGCGCTTGAGAGCTTAATTGCAAAAGCGCTCAGAGCGGCCAAAGGTGGTTGTGTCATGATCAACAGTGTAATTCTTGATCAAATGGCCCTACATTTGGACAGCACGCGTAGTAACATAGTATAAGTTGGCGGGGGGAGTAGCCGTCTGTAGGATAACAACCTCGGACACACCTAGTCACGATAGGTGCTCCGGCAAGTGCGGGCCTTTGTGCCCGGCGGTAGCGTATCAGAAGACCTGGCGACCGGTCCCGTAACGTAAGCACTAACAACCCCCCCACGGGTGATTAAAAAATAAAAGAACATGCCTAAAGCAAGAGCAAAGAAGCCTGCGCCTAAGAGTCGCGCAAAAGCACCAACCAAGGCCAAGCCGCGCAAGAAGAAGACGTTGAGCAAAATTGCTAACGGTATTCTGACCGTGGCCAAACCTATGGCAAAGGTGCTCGACAACCACTATTTGGGTGGTGCAGCGGGCAAGTTGTTTCAGAGTCTGAGCGGCACTGGAGACTACGAGTTGAATATGAAGGACGTACCATTCCCTATTTCAGCAAACACGGTGGTGAATCCTACAATGGCTCCTACGGTTCCCCTGATTAACGATGATCGTGGTGCGACGCGAGTGCGTCATCGCGAGTTCATTCGCACGATCAAGATGGATTCCAAGACATTTAGCATTTACCCGTTTCGTTTGCAACCCGGGGACAACACCACTTTTCCGTGGTTGTCACCCATCGCTCGAAATTTCCAGCAATACAAGTTTCTAGGATGTGTATTTGAGTTTGTGAGTACCAGCGGGATTTTCAATTCCCTGACTCCAGCTCTAGGTCAAGTTATTTTGGCAACGAATTACAATGTGTCTCAACCGCTATTTTCCAACCCAACCAACATGTTGAACACGTACTTTTCTTGCAGCGCTAGACCCACAGATAATGTGATGCACCCAGTAGAATGTGAAACTGTTGAGTCGCCTTATAATTTGTATTACGTTCGTGATCCCGATGCCGCGGTGGGGCCAATCCCACTGCCTGGAACTGCATCCTATTCATCCGCGCGTGATATACATTTGTTCGATTTTGCAAACTTTCAGATCTCTTGCATTAATGGCCCAAGTGATTATATAGCCGGTCAACTTTGGGTCACCTATGATATCATGCTGTACAAGCCAGTGGACGTAGACATTGGTTTTGGTGCACCGCCTAAGATTCAAGGTGACTGTAAGACCTGGTCAAATCACGTTCCAATCATGAACCCTAGCCAAGTTCATAAGGACAGCGAGCGAGTGGATGTCGCCCTGTCAGCGCCAATTGAAAAACAAGCGCCCGTGGCGCCTGCTTCTGCGGCCGGAAGTGGAAGATTTTGGGGTGGTTAGGATGAAACCTAACCTAGCGTAGGAGTCGTTAACCTGCGCTGCCGTTGCTGATTTGTATAGACGTTTAATTAGCAAATGTGTACGCAATGTCTTAGTCAATAAAGTGATCCTTTTGACGACTGTGTGATTCTTAGCTCATCCAACTTAGATAGCAC